TCTTGATGATCCCTTTGATTTTGTCATAAGCATTGATGAATGGCTGTGCAATGGGATTCGTGACCACCAATCCCTTGATGAATTGCCACATGCCTTTAACCAATGCCACAATGCCATTCAGTGCTGTCTTGATCAGTGTTTTGGCAAGATTGAACACCGCTTTGATGATGTTAGGCATCTGGGACCGCAAATAGGCCAGCACCTGTCCCAATGTCTTTCCCAGCCACCCCAGGATGACCGGCAGATTGGAAAACAGGAATTGCCCGGCCTGTCTGATGATCTTTCCCAATGTGGCCAACAGTTCCGGGATCCTGGACACAATGCCTTTCACCACATTCAGGATCATGTCCCCGCCCTGATTCAGCCATTTGTTCTTATTGGCTTGCCACTGGATGACCACTTTGGCAATGGTATCTTTGACCGCCTTGACGATGGCCGGCCAATTCTTGATGATTGCCTTGGGGATCCCCACAATGACATTGGCAATGGCCGGAATCACATTCTTTGCCATCACCACAATGGATTTCATCAGATTTTCAATCTGTGGGGTCACATCTTTGCCCAATGCCAGATTGCCAATAAAATCCTGGTATGATGCTTTCATCATCTGAATGGACCCGGAAATGGTTTCCTGGGCCTCTTTGGCCGTGGTTCCGGTGATGCCCAGGTCCGTCTGGATGACATGGATGGCCTCATAGACATCTGATAAATTGCTGATGTCGTACTTGACCCCGGTGATCTTCTGGGCATCCCTCAACAGCCGTTCCATTTCAGATTTGGTGCCACCATACCCCAATTTTAAGTTATCCAACATGGTATAGTTTTGTTTTGCAAAACCTTGATAGGCATATTGGATGGATTCAATTGGCGTGCCTAACTTGTTGGCATTGTCAGCCATGTCAATCATGGCCATGTTGGCAACCTCAACCGCCTTGTCCGTGTCCCCGCCCAGGGATGTGATCAGGCCGGCGGAATAGGATGTCACCTGTTGCATGTATTGATTTGCGGACACACCGGATGTCAAATAGGCCTGATTGGCATATTCCATCATTTTGTCGGCACTGTCTTTGTATAAAGTTTCAATGCCACCAATGGATTGTTGCAGATCCGCACCAGCTGAAACGGATTTCCAGATTGCATGGCCTATGCCGGCCACCGCAATCGCCTTTTTCATGGCGGAAACCAGCCTTTTTCCCCCATCCGTTCCGGCCCTGGTGGATTCAGCACCAATGGCATTGGAAATGGACCCTGAAATGCCCTTTGCAGAGGGCATCACCTGGACATAGGCTGTTCCCACATTGTAGCCACTACTTGCCATGTTTTTTCAGGATTTCCTTTCTGAATTCCTCAAATTCCGCACCGGTGGCAAATCCGGATGTTGGCTGTTTTTGTTGCATGTATTGTCTGGCAATGAATGGCGGGTTTTTCTCACCCACCAATGCACAGTACACCATCATAATGGCATCCACCGTGTTCACCGCCATCATGCCTTTGTGGGGAGATTCCTTGATGCCTATGATCTTCTCATAGACACGGGAATCCACCGGCAATCCCCATGCCAGGACCGCCAATGTTCGCATGGGAATTGACCTGTAATCCGTGATGCCATAGGTTTGCCACAAATCACAGATCAGATCATGTTCATACATGCTGATGAACACCCACAAGGCCTTTATTTTTTTACCGTTTCATCTTCACCGGCCTGGGCCATGATGTCCGCCAATTCATTCTGCAATGCGGAAACCGGCACCCGGCCATCTTTGGTTTCGATGTGCTTGTAAAGTTTTTCTTTCTGCTTTTCCCCCAAAAACTTTTCAAGGAAAATCGGCAATGTCAGCGGGTTTTCATCCAGACCGGCCACCAGTTCCAGGAAACGCATGTCATCCAGGACGGTTTCATTGATCGTGCATTTGAATCCGCTTTGTGTTTCAATCTTTTTCATGTTTGCATCCTTTCCGGGTGTTGGATCATACCACCTTATGCGGATGTATCATCCAGCATGTATTCATACTGCATGACACCGGATGTGTCCGCCATGCATGTGAATGTGGTTTCATACCCCACCACAGAATCATCAGCATAGGTGACATCACCCAGGTCCGTGACCTTTGCATTGGGCAAAACCACCCTTTTCAGATTGCCTCTGATTTCCATGTCAATGACAACGGAAACCGGGTCCGGATCTTCATTGGTCAGCTGAACGGCAATCCCCGTTGACAGCGTGCCGGTGACATTGCCGGATCCATAAACCGTTTTAAGAACATTGACATTCAGAATTTCAATCAGTGTGGTCTGCCAGGTGACGGTCTTTCCGTTGATGCCGGAATATACCGTGTCACCGCCCCATGCCTTGATGTCCGTGGAATCCACATCCACGCCATTGGTGACACCATCATCAGAAACATACCCCAGCGGGGCAAAACCCGCATCCAGGGCCGTTTCCGCATCCGTGGGCAGTGTAGTTCCCACCGGTGCCACATACAATGCACCGTTGACATTAGGCTTGCCAACACCAACATTGTCCACTGTGTTTGTTGTTGCCATGTTTGGTTCCTTTCTTAATAATACCGAACATCAAAAACAGCCTGATAGCGGGGAACCTTTCTCACAAGGTCTGCAAAATTGTAATCATTCTGCAACCGGCACCATCCGATTTCCGGCAATGCCTCAATCCCCGCCATCAGCGTTTTCACCTGTTCATTCAATTGCACTGTGCTGTATAGGTCCGCCCCGTAGGTCTGAACAGCAATGGTGGCATTGGCCACCCTGTTGGTTTCCCCGCCGGATGTCTTTTCAATGATGACATATTCCACCGGGGCATCGTCTGGCCTCATAAGATAGACCGGGACATCCATGTTGTCATTCAGATAGTCAAATACAATTTGTTCAATCATCGTAATGCCTTTAACAATGTGTTGTTTTCAGAATTGTCCCGCTGTGCCTTGATGTTCCCGGCATAGACCATGCCCAATGCCCTTTTACGGCCAATCTGTGTGTGGGTGTAATAATCAGGGCCACACCGGGCATGGATCCTGTCCGTGGTGTCCTTGATGGCCTGGTACATTTCCGGGCCTTTCAGCAGTGCCTGGACACCCTTTTTGTCCAGTTTGAAAACCAGTTTTTGCTTATTCATACCGTTCCACCGTCACCTTTTTGTTCCAGGCCAATGGGATGTTTTCTTCAATGCCCATCTGTGGGATTCCGATGGCGTGCCACCGTTCACCCCAGAATTCAATGATGGCATCCTCCCATGTGTTGGTGTCACCCTTTGGGATGGCCAATGTGTAAACGGCCTTTGCACCGGACATGTCCGTGTTGTTCACAATGTCCGTGTCAGATGCCGGTGCCACCAAAACATTGTCCACCTGGGTATAGGTTTCACCGTCAAAGACGGGTTCCCCAAATGGATTGGTTCCGGTTTTAGTGCGGTTCACAATTTGCACAGTGATTCCTGTGATGCCCAATTTCAATCACCCCCAAACGCTGTTTCAAGATCCCCAGCCGTTTCAGGTCATTCCGCATGATCTGCATACCACCGCCGGCCACCGCATAAGTGCCGGACCAGGAATAACCCAGGGCAGATTGGGACACCTGTTCCATTGGTTCAGCTGATGTGTCCAGGGACAATGTCCTGGACACAATATCAACTGTGACCGATGTTGCAACAGATCCCAACGCCGGGTTTTGGGCAATCATGGAATCAAGATCATATCCACGGTTTTCCGCCTCTACCCGTAAACTGTCGGAAACGATGGGCAATAGGCTTTCTGCCTTTGCCGTTTCCGCCGTGGTCAACGGTCGCCATAGGGCCGTTATATCGTTTACTGTTGCAAAGGATGTGGACATATTACTTGCTGGAACCGCCATCAATGACCAGGGCAAAGGAACCGGGATTCAGGATGCCCCAGCCAATATAGGCCTCACAGCGGAGATAGACCTGGTTGTGTCCACGGAGATCAGCACCGGTGTTGTCCGGGTCACCAAAACGGATGACTTCAAGTTCAACATCCTGGGCATATCCCCAACGGAATGCATCAAAATCACCAATGATGGCCTTGTCAACCTGACCAAAACCAACGGTGTTGTTGACATCAACATTCATTCCATAGAACGATTCCGGGACAGCACCAAAACGGAATTCCGGGTACTGGGGAACGCCGTTCACATTCAGAGTGGCCATGGCCGTGCTGAATGCGGGATCCATTGCCAGGCCGGTGATCTTGCCATTGATCAGGGCAACGGCACTGTCAAGATTCGCATCAGGTGTGCTGGCATCATAGGTGACAGTATTGGACACCTGGGAATCAAAATTGTTGGTGCCAATGACAGCGGATGCCTGGCCGGTGCGGGGATTCAGACCGTGCATGGCACCGATGTCCAGACCACGGGCAAACTTGCGGGATGCACCCTCAATGAACCGTTCCAGAACATCAATTCTGTATTCCTCTGTTCCCTTGATGAATTCATCAGATGCACGCATGCCGTATTCAAACTTGACGGGGATGATGTTGATTGCATCAGCAATCCCGCCACCCTCTGTCTTGGGTGCATTTTCAGCAACAATGTCCGTCTCTGTGTCCATGTCAAACACAAATTCCGTGACACCGGTGAAACCCAGGGGTTTTTCCGGGGACAGCTTTGCCAGGGCAGAATGACCCTGGACGGCCTGGAACATTTCACGGACCAGCACGGGAGGCATGTGTCC